CATTGGATGAGGTCAGCAGGCTATCTGTTATCGTTACAGGCTCAATAACTTGCATTATGCGGTCCTTTCAGCAGGAAGTCCTACGACATCCCAACTACGGATGGTGTCACGACTATCTTTACTGTTTTTAATTAGTTTAGAGAAGGCAAACATTGTCTCCTTGTGCATTTCCTTCATCTGAACGACCATACCTTTTAACTCATTTGTGGTACTTGCCGCACCGCTAGACATAATGCTAGATACGCTTGTCCCTGCACTAGAAGGTGGCATAATATCATTAGCGACAGATAGCCCAGCAGCAGCTCTGGCTTGTTGGAAACTAAGTAGAGTAGCAAAGTTAGTCTCCTTGAGAGAGCTGGTGAGATTATCCACAGCTTTTGCTGCATCTTGGGCAGCATGAATTTGCTCAAGGATACCACGATTAAGTTCATGGGTAGACTCAAGTTCCATACGACGAAGTTCCTCAGTGTCACCCTGAAGATTGAGGAGTTGGTTCTCAAGCTGTAGTCGTTGTTGCAGTACAGATTGAAGTTCATTCATACTGCTGATGTTGGGTATCAGTGATGCGAATGAATCACCCAGCTTGGTAAGCTCTTGAGTGATCTTCTGCATCTTAGCTTCTTCTGAAAGCCCTTTTAGGGACAGTTTGAAGTTATGGCTAAACTTATTAAAGACATCGGTAGATGCGCCTAGATACTCAGCGGTTTCAAAAATAGACCTCTGGACTTCATTGATCATCCCAGAGATAGGGTTGTTTGCACCAAGAGAAGTTGTGCTAGTCCTAGTTTTACTAGATAGACCCCAGAACTGCGTAGTCTTAGTTTTCTCAAAGCTCTGTACAAACGAATCCATGTTTTTAACAGTTGCTTGGATGCCTGTGTCTAGTGTCTTAGTCTTCTTACTAAAGAAACTAATTGCCGCAGCTACAACAAGAAGCGGTGCGGCTACAGCACCGATGGCTGTCCCTACACCAGCAAGACCGCCCATCCCAAGACCCCCACTAACAGCGCCCCCAATGGCTGTAGCGCCACCAGAAAGACCGCCTGCAAGGAAACCTTGTCCTGCAACAGCAGCACCAGAAAGAAGCCCTGACCCCAGGGCTCCCGCCCCAGCAGCTAATCCACCAGCCATGCCACCAGCCATACCACCAGCCATGCCACCAGTTAGTCCGCCAGTGATACCTGATACAAGAGGCTGGATAAAACTCTGCTGCGCCAGAGACATGAGCATTTGCCGGATCATATTCTTAAATGCACCTGCAACAGTCTGAGTGCCATTAAGGATAGAAGTGAATGCGTTTGTCAGACCATTCCGAATACCAGAGATCATGGACTGATAGTCTTCGCTTTCATTAGAAAGCCTATTAAGTTCTTTCTGCTCTTTAACAAGAAGTTTGACCCTGTCGTCGTTCAGGCTAATGCCGCGCCTTTGAACATCGTTGTAGATGTTCTGAATTGCAATTTCTTCTTGGGAAAGACCAATAAGACTCTTCTTCTGGTTAATCTCAAGCAGTTGCTGTGCGAGGTATTCTTCGTAATTCTGAGTAGCGCCACCACCGCCTGTTGCTGTAGGGGTATTACGAGCGGCATCCTGAAGCCTTACTCTTTCTTCTTCTGATGAAGCTAATTGCCCTATGCGGTCTCTTTGTCCACCGTACGTTGTCTCAACAATAGACCTATCCACACCTGCGTCTACGGCCTCTTGTATGCGCCTATCAAGGTCTACGCGCATACCTGCTATATTTCCAGCCACAGCCGCGTTTGCGCCTGTTCTTAGAGCTTCAACCTTGGCCGCTGATACAGCAAGGGCTTTGTCTAAGTTACCTGCAAAACTGTCTAGGCTTGACATAGCCGACACTGCGTCACGTAAGGCGCTAGCGAGATCGTTCGCAGAATTGGCAGTATCTTCGACACCATCTGCTAGGTTGTGCGCCTCAACAGCCGCATCAATGTAGTTGTCTCTCTGTTCAGCCGTCAGATTAGCGGCTATGGCCTCTAGCCTTGCTCTTTCTATAGCAACATTAACGCTATCTTGCCCGTACCTATTGATAATCTCTTGCGTACCAATCTCGTTACGCTTCTCGCGCATCATGTCCATATATGTGCGATTGCGATCAATCTCAGCTTGACGACCCGCTTCAATAAGGTCGTTGACGCCTTTTTGATGCTCAAGAAAGTCTTTCATCGCATCTGCGGAATCATTCGCAGAATTGGCAGTATCTTCGACACCATCTGCTAGGTTGTGCGCCTCAACAGCCGCATCAATGTAGTTGTCTCTTTGCTCAGCCGTCAGATTAGCAGCTATGGCCTCTAGCCTCGCCCTTTCTATAGCAACATTAACACTGTCTTGCCCGTACTGATTGATAATCTCTTGCATACCAATCTCGTTACGCTTCTCGTGCATCATGTCCATATATGTGCGATTGCGATCAATCTCAGCTTGACGACCCGCTTCAATAAGGTCGTTGACGCCTTTTTGATGCTCAAGAAAGTCTTTCATCGCATCAGCGACATCTTTTGAAATGCTACTAACAATACCCAACTCCTCAGCCTGCTTTGCGAAATTGTCTGCAGCCTCTGAAGAAACACTCGCCAGCCTCGCTTCTGTCGCAACGGTGAGGTCTCTAAGCTCCTCCATAGATTTTGCCGCAGAAACAGACTCCAAGTAAGAAGCCTCTATCTCACGAATTAGCTTTACTTGCTCAAACAACCTTTCGTTTTCTTCGCGAACCTTATTAGCTGCGTCTACATTACCCTGCACCATACCTGGGGCAAGGGCCGCGCCTAGTCTGTCTAAGAAAGATATGCTTTGGGCCTCTACGTCAGCAACATTCGTTGTAAAGGATATTGCAAAGGCCTCCTTAGTCTCCCTCAGTTTAATCTCTGCAAGCCTTGCAAACATAGCCCCATATTGGGCCTCAATTTCACCAAAGGCTTCCGCAAAAGACCCACTTATATCCGCAGAGAGGTCATCAAAGAAGTCAGGTAGTACTTTGAATGCGTTCTGAATATTTTTAGATGAATCCTCAGCTTCCTCAGAAACTCTCATAAATGCAGCACCAATGGCCGTTAGGATAGGAATCGCAATGCCCAAACCCGCAAAGACACCGATCATGCGCGTGGTTTTAGCTAACATACCGAACGTGCCGACAAGCTGTGTTGCCTGTTGACCAAAGGCCAACATGACATTCGTGCCTGACTGTACCTGAACTGCAAAGTCACCGACCTGATAGCCCGTCTGCTGCATCAAGACACCAAGTTGGTTGGTCTGTCTCTTGGCCTGTTGACCCTGAACAGCAAAGCGGTTGTTCGCCATAGCCGCGCCCTGAACGCCCGCATTGTAGGTTTGGAACTCTGCGTTTAGTGCGTCAAGAGATTGTTGTCGTTGGCGGTCGTTGATAACACCAAGTCTCGTTGCCTTATTGATGTCATCAAGTTCTTTCTCGTAGAGCATAGAAGATGCGCGCAATGGGTTTAATTTAGAAATAAGGCGATCTTTTTCTCTCGCCAATGCCGCATCGGCGGCTGCGGCATCACGAGCTTGTTTAGCTTCTTCACGCAGCCTTTGCTCCATCAACGCAGTCATGGTGGCGTTCTTCTTACGCGCCCTCTCAAGTTCTTGCTGCGCGACCCTGTTAGCCTCAGCCGCCGCCTTCGATTCCTTTTCAGCTTGTATTGCGTCTCGGACCTGACGCGAATACAGGTTTACGGCATTACGGGCTTGTATTTTACCCTTAGTGGATTTCTGAAGTTCTGTTGCAAGTTCGCTTACTCGCTTTGAGTATTGATCAGTGCTGAGAGAACCAGACTGCTCTTCTTTGGCTAGTCGCTTAACCTCAAACTGAACTTGGCGCATTTTCTTTGTGGCTTGATCAAGATTGCTCAAGCCGTTGAATTTCAGGTCAATGGTAACTTCATTTATCGACGCCATCAGCCGTTATCCTCGTTCATCGTCCGCACCCATGCCATATCAAGTGCTTTGATTGTTTCCACTTCCCATGATGATAACACAATTCCAGTGAGGTTACACCATGCAGCAATACCCTCCCACGTCAAAGGGTTTGGTCCAGACATACCATAAGTTCGGCCTGAATGTATCTGCATGAAAGTAGACCAGACGTGCGAGGACACGTCTGGAAACTCAGGACCAATCAGCTCTTCTGGATTGGACCCTTTCAACTTAGCTACTTGCTCAAGGTGTTCGCGCTGACTTACACCGTTTTTGTCGGTCTTACTCAGCGCGAACGAGTGTTCAGCAAAATCAAGTAGCTGTTCTTGGATTAGCCCAAAAAAGCGCGGGTGTCTCCAAACACAGCATCGACCTGCTCACGCACCCAAGGATGTTCCATGTAAACCTGCCGTGCCTTATCCTGACTGAAATCTTCCGGCTTCTTATCCAGTGTCAAAGCCCAGCCCTCAGTGCATTTAACCAAGAGTTCAAGCGATGATGCTTCAAGCTCTTCAGCCGTAAGGTTCAACTTACCGCCAGTACGCTGCGCCTTCATCAGACGCTTGTTCTGTTGATTATGGCTGACAGACTTGTAGGTAGACGAATACGGACCATGTACCGTGATGGTCATAGGTGTGCCGTCATCGTTGAGCAGGGTTTCGCCAGTAGCAGGGTGCATCAATTCAACGTCAGTTGTCTCTTTGACTTTACCAATATCATTAAGGCCCATCGGGGGTCTCCTGTAAGTCGGGGATTATGAGGGGTGGGAGGGTAGCGACCCCGACAAACGCTACCCTCCCTGTATCCCGACGCCGGGATTAGGTTGATCGTGTGACGACCATCTGTGTGCCTTCAACGGTATCGTATAGAGCAACGAACGGCAGTTCGATAATACGCGACTGTTCATTAGCCAAAGGCACAGAAGCGCCGTTGTATTTCACGCGAGGCATCAAGAACGTATATGCGTTAGAACCAGAAGGGTCATCGACGCTGACTTGGAAAGAGCTTTCGGTCTCATTCAAGAACTTATTGATGAATGTAGCGTCTTCCGCATACACGCTCATCGTACCTTCAATGACAGAACGACCAAACTCAAGCTGAGGCGCAGTAGCCGAACCAACAACGAATGTTGGTGCAAAAGAGTTCGTCACGCTGAAGCTGATGGATGTAATTACATTCACCAAGTCACCGGAACCCACGCCGCCCTCATAGATAGCGCCGTTATAGCTATCGAATGGGCTGTTGACTGTGGAAGCAGAAACAGTTTTACCTGTTCCGCTAACGCTCATATCCTTACCGACCATATCAAACGATGTCTCGACCATCTGGTTTGGGGCGATAGAGATGTTCATCGTGCTAACAGCCATGCCTGTGAACAGGCGGAATTGAGTAATGTCCTCCATACGATCTTCAAGCGTGAGGAACTTAGGTGTAGTGCCGATAACCATTTCATCAGCCGAGTCAAAGCTGGACAGCAATGCTGACTCAAGCAGATCATCATAATTGCCTTTACGCAGATCGACTTCAATGGAACCAGCGGCATTGCGGTTTCCGTGACGGTCAACACGCGGCATACGGTCGGATTGAATATCCTGACCTTGAAGGCGCTCTTTTGTCAGATCAAGCGAGTGCGTCTTGATAGGCAGGTTAGTATATGTTGATGCAGCCGTGCCGAAGGTCGTTTCGACACCTATAGCGAGTGAACTGCGCGATCCTTGTGCGAATGGCATTTGCTATCTCCAAGCGGTTTATCTTTCATGACGATAATAACCGCTTGACTGTTGTAGCGCAACAACAGCGAATCACTGTGCATATACATACCAAGCTATCTGCACTGGCAGTAGGTAAAAGGGATCGCTAAACACCTGTGCGCCTACTTCGGAATACTCAATCGAGACTGTCACATCAGCGCCTTCAATGTCCGTTGACCCATCGAACTCAGTCATAATCAGATCAGCGTAATCAAACGCAGGGCCTGTCCCACGATCTTGCGGAACAGCAATCGTCACCTGATACAAGCCTTGATAGCGGTTCTGTGGATTGGGTCCACGTGTAGCAGGTCGGCGTGATGTAAGGAACAACGAAGCCCGTAGGTGTTCTTCATCTGCGTTCTGTTCAAACGGCACATTCTCAAAGGCGATGGATGGCAAACCTACAACATCGGCCAACGCCGTATCCATCGTAGCGCGTATATCATTGAGGATCGGCATTAACGGCTCCTACTCTTAATCTTCTGCGCGACCTGCTGAATGATGCGCGACGCTTCTCGCCCAGCAGAAGCATAAACAGGTGGGTTTCCTGTCTTATCACCAGTCAGCCCAGCCTCGATCATAGCAGCATATGCCATTGGGTTTCTGAATACGAACGTGTCTTTACTCAGATCAAGACCCTCAATGTCATTCACCATGTTGGTAAGACCAATCTGACGCGCATTAGGGATATGAGCAACGCCGTCACGACTCTCCCTGCTTCTATCGTCAGGTCGCGTCTTTGTCGCCTCAAAACTACCGCTACGCAAACCAACCTCGTGATTGACCGCATAGGTTCCGCTATCCACAGGGCTGTTGACAGCAATCTCATTGGCGATACCGTACATCGTCTCTTTCTTGAGTTGGTCAATATCAATACCAAATTGCTTTGACATCTCATCAAAGCTAACACCCTTCCGCGTGACTCGTATCTGCGTCATATCACTACCCTCGCGTCTGCAACATATAAGCGATAACGGTAGAGCCTGACTGGAGTTTCTGCACGTTTACGACCCGCACCGTGCTATCCACAATGTCGCCAGTCTCAGGTTCGACATCAAGCCCAACGGCTTGTAGCAGTAGCTTTCGGTCGTCAGTGGTTATGGATGTGCCGTCCACATCCTCATCACGATACTTCACAAAGACACCACGACCTGTCCAAGCCAACTCAGAGCCGCCTGTGACGGTCCCTGTGGTCGTGTTATACATTCCACCTGACTGCTCACGGCTAAATGACACGGCATAGCCGTGTGTGCCTATCAGCCTTTGAACGTCTTTATGAAGTCGTGTCGCCATGTTGCTCATCCTCAACAACAGCAATGCAGTTGCGTGTCCCGCTAACAGTAACATGCGACCAGTGTTTGCTCAACGTATCTGACCACCACTCAGGACCATGTACGCTTAGGTGTAGGGTCTCACCAATACGTCTACCCATACCATCAGGGAATGTCGCAATCTGAAAGAACACCTTGCCGCTTACAACACGACGGATTTCTGACAGTACATCATCGACCTTCTCTGGCGGAATATGCTCCATCACGTCCGTACAATAGCCGTACATGGACGAGAGGTCTTTTGGTAAATCCCACAAGCAAGATTGCACAAGTTCGATATTCACATCCGCATCAAGGCAGTTGGTTACATGGTCAATGCCGATCACGTCAGCGCCCATGCGTTCAAATTGAGCAGCAGGGCGTCCAGTACCACACCCAAAGTCGATCAGCGTATCACCTTTGCTCATACCCAATTCGGCAAAGGCTTGTTTGGCCAACGCCTCTCCGGGTGCATAATTCCTGTAGGCTTCGACTTCCCACATACGCTCGTACTTGTTGCGCTCTCGTTCAGCTAGTTCGTCCATTGTAGTTCCTCCAGTGGCCGGGTTGGAAATGCAGTTACGTTAGAGCCTTTCGGCCCAACGAAGTTAATACAGTTTACCTTATCTTTGACCACATCAAAAGCCTTTGCCCATCGCTCAAGCATATGAGGTGTTTTGCGGTTCTGATCTTGGTATCCCTCATGGAAGTGAGACTTACCTGCGTCCCACTTAAAATCAAAACCTAACAACGCAATTCTCCCATTGCACCTCTGATATGCAAGGTTCAAGGCAGCAAAACCGCTATCATATCCACGCAATGCTCCGCGTTCAGCGAATCCGTCGCCGCGTTCACGTAGAACATATGTCGCGTCTGCAATTATGGTTGGCGCATCATGGCTCTTGGCTATGATCTTCTCACCATTAAAGGCCTCTATTTCAGCCTGACACTTACGCGGAAAATGCCTATCAAGAGTAACTAATGATTGGCAATTAGCCAACCATGCTGATTTGTTCGCACCAATGCGCGGGATATGTCGGGGTAGTTTGTCAAAGTCAAAGCCTTTTAGCGATGGACCTGATCCAATGACAAAGCAATCAATATCCGTAAACATCAGGGTCATAACCACGCGGCGGATTTGCGAATTGATCCTGCTTGAACTTTGGCTGAACACGGTCATTATTAAGGTCATTTGCCTCAATATCTGAATATGTTAATCCGCCAGCAGCAGGTAGCCCAAGACCTTTTGATCCATACTTTTTGGACTGCGCTTCTAGGCGTGTAGCAAGTTTGTAATAATTTTCGGACATCTGGCTATAATTGCTAGATACATCCTCAAACTTGGTGTCTACATATGTTGCGTATTTACCCGCCAATGCCCGTGCGCAGATAGCCGCAGCGACATAAACATCATTGCCCGCTTGCGTCAGCGCGAAAGCCACGTTGTCATTGGTAATAGCGTAATCGGATGAATCCGTATCGCCTACGAGGAACCGCACATTGTTGATGCGCTCAGATAGGCCGTCCTCATCACCAACGATGTTGATTGTGATAAATTCGGAATTAGGGAAAGTCTCAACGGTATTGTCGCTGTAGGTGACAACGAACTCGGCCTCATAGAAGCCTGGTGTTGCCGTATCTGTGGCATCCCAGTCATAACGAACTGTTGGTGTGCCCACTGCCGTGACAATGACGGCTTCTTCATCTAGCGTAAAGGAGGTCGCCCCGACAGGGCGCATACGAAAACGAACAGCCGCTGCGCTTAGGATCACGCTTGTAGGTGTCAGCGCAAATAAGATCGCAGGGCTAGTGTCGTTTCGCTTGATATTGAATGTGGTCATGCTGCAATCCTTATGATCGTGCCGCCGCTGGACGATTGGCCAATACTACCACCATTCGCGGAAATGGCCAATGACCCGTCATTCGATGAGTTGACTGGCAATTCTTGACGGCGGGCGCTAACGATACCGACAGCGGGGAGGCGACCCCTGATGATAAACTCTATGTTTTGCGGGAATACCGCAACACCAGTTGACGCTTTTGGCGTTAGGGCCGATACAGCAACACTTGATGAGGGAACAAACGCAGATGCGCCTGACGCAACAGCAGGTGCGTTTACGTCTATAGGCACGTCTTTACTTGGAACGATCACGCTTGTGCCGAGGGATACGGCGGGCGGCGATGCGGACAGGCCAAAATCAACCGATGATATGCCCAATGCAACACCAGTCGAGATGGACGGCGCTTGTGGCGCTAGGTTTGTATTCGCGGTCGGAACCTGAGCGGCAATGCCTGTGCGTAGTTCTGGTGAGAACCCAAATATCTCGATACTGACTGATACAGGTGTTATCACCACATCGGTAAGAATGTCGGGTGTCAGGGTATCCAAAACAACATCTGCCACAGGGACAGATATGTTGATGTCAAATGCTATACTCGGCTCAATAACACCAACCGCAATATTCACAACAGGTGAATCAACCCTGACGCCTGTGGCCACGACAGGTGCGTTGGTACTTACGCTCGTGTTTACGATGGGGGTCTGTAAGGACACACCAGAGACAACCGTTGGTGCTGCGCCGTCAATATGCAGATCAATGGTCGGAATAACATTATTTACGCCTGTTTGCGCTTGTGGTGCAAAGGCTACGACATTTGTGTTGGCGGCGGGGACGCCGATTGCATTACCAGACAGAATTTCCGGCACATAAGCGATAATCGTTGTGTCCGCAGTGGGAACAGCTACCGTTGCGCTGATGGAAACAACAGGTGCGACTGCCGCCAATACCATGTCCGCAGTGGGAACAGCAATAGTTGCGCCAGCGACAACCGTTGGTACAATAACCGCAACTGTGGTGTCCGCAGTGGGAACAGCAATAGTTGCGCCAGCGACAACCGTTGGTGCAGATGCTACCAATCCGATATTTACGGAGGGGACATCCAGAATTATTGGCTCAAAAGCAAAAACCCCATCATCACCTAACGGAGCGGAGGCGAGAGGGGAAAATCCTAGCATTGTTTACTCCGGTTTGGTGGGCCAGATGACCGAATAAGGGTAGCCTTCTTGAGCAGTCACGTCGCGCAACTGTTGCCTGTATTCACGCCAATATGGTTCCATCGTAACGTCACTCAGGGCCATCCAGTCGGTCTGTTGCAGTAGGTTGTCGCGCTGCGATCTGATGTTGCGCCCTGCGTCCTCGACGGACAGGTTGCTGACCTCCGACCCTTGGGTCCATGCGCCATCGACCTCGGTGAGCGCCGTCGGCTTTAGCGTCTGGGTCAGGTAGTCAACCGTTGGCTGATCTTGTACGGTGTAAGGATAAACACCCCAGTCTGCCAGAAG